AATACGAAAGCATGAAACAAAACGCCCAAATCGTGCAGCCAGGTAACGGCATACGCGGAGCAGTGCCAAGTGGACCGTATACGGATTCACCCACAGCACAGAAAGAAATGCCCGTGCCCACAGAGATCGCCCGACTCAAAGACAGACTGCACTCGCTGCTTAACCGCATACAACACCTTGAGGAGTGTCTGCACCCAGTGCTTAGAGAGCAGCCTCTGCCAACAACCGCGCGCGTGCAGCAAGACTGCGCGGGAACATCCCAGTTGGCAGGCTCGATCTACGTGATGTCTGTACTGGTCGAGGACATGACGTACAGGATAAACGACCTCGCCGAGCGCGTGGAGCTGTGAGCATGACCACGCAAATTACAAAGACATGGTTTGACGGAGAAAAAATCGTGACCCAAAACATTCCTGAATCTGAAATATACAAGCCCGAGTGGGTTGGGCTGACGCAGGGCGACATTGACAAAGCATGGGAGTGGGCGCAAAAAAGTTCACCGCATGGTGTGACCCGGATTGAGACGTTTGCCATCAACATCGAAACTAGGCTAAGAAAAAAAAATCATGGCTAAGTTAATCGACTTCCCCATCGGAATCAACGAGGGCGAGACGCGCCTAGACATTGACCCCGACAAGGTGCTGACTTCCGCAGTAGGCAAGCTGAGCGAAGTGGTGATCGTGGGCTACGAAGCGGACGGATCGTTTTATTTTGCGTCTACTCGCGCCAATGGTCCGGATGTGTTGTGGCTACTTAAACAGGCCGAGCAGCGTTTGCTGGCCATTGAACGGGAGATGAGGACATGACCAAAGAAGAAGTTATAAAAATGGCGCGTGCGGCGGGCTGTGACGAGGCAAGCCATCCAATGAATCCTTGGCGGGTTACTCAGGAATCCCTTGAACGCTTCGCCAATCTTGTCAGAAACTATGTCTTTAACGAGCACGTCGATTTGTGGCTCAATCAGATTGACAAAGCAGTAAAAGCAGAGCGTGATGAAGTAAAGCGTCTGAAGGCGCTGTGTGACGAAATGCATAGTGCGTTGTACGTGCATCGCGCATCGGAATATTTGAGAGATGCTGCCGCAGACACAGCCGCTTACCATCGAGGTTACACCGACGCAACCAATTTTAATACGCAGAAATATCTTGCACACTTACCACTCAAGGAGAACACATGACAGACAAACCAGACAGCCCCTGCATTGCAGTTTGCACCACGCTCTACGATGACTTCTGCAAAGGCTGTGGCCGGACGTACTACGAAGTTGCGCTGTGGACATCCATGAGCGAAGCGGACAAGAAAGAAGTGTGGGATCGCATCGACACCGAGGCGACCTCATGGCGGTACAACCGCTACAAAGACAGAGCAGACACAAACCAACCCAAGGAGAACACATGATATTCACAGACTGGATACACCGGTTTGCCCTCGACACGCTAACCTCGCAGGACTTGGCCCGACTACACGCCGCCTTTGAAGCGGGTCAACACCACGAGCGCGAGGCGTGTGCGAAGTTGCTAGACGATGCTACGGGCACAAATTCAATCGTTAGCTGTGCCAGCGCCGCGAAAGCAATCAGAGCAAGGAACCAAGAGTGAACTGCCCCATCTGCAACGCATGGACTGAACAGCTTGATACACGCAAAAGAGCAGGCAGTATTTTTAGACGATACGAGTGCGCCAACACGCACCGTTTCACAACCAAGGACAACGAAGTGACACGCACAGACGCAACAAAGCAAACCGCCGGACGGCCACGCAAGCCGACGCACACCATCAACTCAAGCAACACCGTTGCTGTTTCCACTGACACTTACTGGTTACCGATTGACGCTGACACGCCGCGCAACGTCAAGCTACAACTGCTGACCAAGGGCGGCGTTGCCCTGTACGGAAACTTGACGGGTGACGTCTCTTTTTGCACACACTGGTGCCCGCTACCCAAGAAAAGGACTGACAATGTTTGACCTGATTCGCTTCGACAACAATTCACAAAGGTTTGTTATGAGAGATTTACGCGCCCCTGCCAACGCGTTCGAGTGGAAGCGCTTTGTTGTAGAGGAGGCCGAGCGCCGGGGCGACAAGCCAAGCCAGCTAGATGCAGGCACAACGTCCCGCAAACGCAGCATAGCCTCCACGCAAGCCATTGAGCGCATACGCGTAGATCAACCGGGCTACGGCACGATCGGCATGAGCAAGAAGACCGCCGAGATGATTGCCCTCAAACCCAAGACATTCACCATTTACAGCAAAGCACAAACCAAAAGCAAAGGACGGGGGTTTATATGAAAGCAGACGACGTGCAAGTCAGCGGCAGCCACTACAAGGACATGCCCATCCAGCCGTGGGCGCTCATGGAGGCGGTGCTCACGCCCGACGAGTTCAAGGGTTTTCTCAAAGGCAACGTCATAAAATACTCGATGCGTGCGGGCCGTAAAGAAGGCAGCGACGACGCAGGCAAAGCCAAGCACTACATGCAGAAACTTAAAGAGGTATCGTAATGGCCGCTACCCCCGAGAAAAAAGTTAAAGACACTGTGCGCAAGCTGCTGACGGAGATGGGCATCTACCACTTCATGCCTGCGGCTAACGGCTTCGGTCGCGCTGGGATACCGGACATCATCTGCTGCTTCGCTGGGCGCTTCATTGCCATCGAGTGTAAGGCAGGCAAGGGCACAACCACAGCGCTGCAAGAGCGCGAGCTGGCAGCCATCCGCACGGCAGGAGGCATGGCCATGGTGGTCAACGAAAACAATCTACAAGAACTCAAGGAGAAGCTGCAATGGATGCGATGAAGTTAATGACACCTGAAGAGATGGACACGCTGCTGGAAGAGATAAGCGAGGAAGAGCGTACGTACTTACGAATGTTGATCGGGCGCATCGCACACTGCTTCAGCAAAGAAGATCACCGCGCTGTTATTTTGTTCGGTGACAAGAGCGAAGAGCACGTGTCGGTGTGCTCTGTGAACTGCGAAGAGATGGCTGCAGCCAACATGCTGGCACACGCTAACGACGTGATGATATTTGCGAACACACAAGACGCACCACCCAAGGAGCAATTCAATTGAGCCAACCTTTTACGACGCTGCTGGTATTGGATTTTGAAACGGCGTGGTGCCGCAAGTCCGGCTACTCGCTAAGCGTCATGACAACCGAGGACTACATCCGGGACGAGCGCTTCAAGGCGTGGGGTGTGTGCATCCATGAGTACGGCACAGATCGCATGACCCACTGGTATCGACACGACGAGCTGCCCCGCATCTTTTCAACGTACGACTGGCGCAAGACCGCCGTCGTGGCGCAGAACGCGCTGTTCGATGCCTCGATACTGGCGTGGGTGTATGACGTGCATCCGTGCTTCATCTTCGACACGTTGTCCATGGCACGCGCTAGGCGCGGCACGGAGATCGGCAACTCACTGGCCAAGCTGGCCAAAGCGTTCAACCTTCCCGACAAGGGCGGCGACTTGTATTTGTCCGAGAGCTACTTCGACGAGCTGCCCGAGGGCGTGGAGCACAAGCTGGCCGAGTACTGCAAGCACGACGTGTGGCTGTGTGAGCAAGTGTTCAGCCGCCTCATCGACGGCTACCCCACCAAAGAACTGCGCCTGATCGACATGACGATCAAGATGTACACCGAAGCCAAGCTGGTGCTCGACACCCCCATGCTGGTGGATGCGCTACATGCCGAGAAGGAAAAGCGCGAAGCCTTGCTTGCTCGCTTGAATATTGACGAGTCAGTGTTGGCATCGAACGCGAAGTTCGCTGCGGTGCTTGAAGAACTGGGTGTGCCTGCCCCGCGCAAGAAGAGCAAGACGACCGGCAAGAGTGCGCTGGCCTTGGCCAAGAACGACGCGATGTTCCAAGCCCTGCTCAACGGCGAGAACGAAGAAGTGGCACTGCTGTGTGAAGCTCGCATCAATGTGAAGTCCACCACAGAGCGTACACGGGCGCAACGATTCCTCGACATTAGCAAGCGCGGCCCATTACCGGTACCGCTGGCGTATTACGGGGCGAGCACGGGGCGCTGGACTGCTTGTTTAGTTGCAGATACAGAGGTTATGGTGTATGATCGGCACAACGGCCAGTGTGTCAAACAAATCGTTGATGTATTGCCGGATGACCTCGTGTGGGACGGCGTTGAGTTTGTTCAACACGAGGGGGTGCAGTTCAGCGGATACAAGGAAGTCATTACCTATGACGGCATCACCGGAACACCAGATCACAAAGTCTTCCTCGACGACGAAACAACCGTCAGTCTTTTCGAGGCGCAGCAGCGCGGCCAGAGCATCATGGATGCAGCAGAACCCGACGATAGGGCTCTGGAAGTTGCTCGGGCGCGACGTAAAAGGCTCCGATGGTAAGTGGCGGATAGCCTGTGTGTGTCGGTGCGGGAGGTATGCGGAGCCGCGATATAAAGACTTGCGTGCAAACGGTTCGGCAGGGTGTATGCCGTGCGTTACAAGCGACCGAATGAAGCGAGAAATCGCGGCGTTTCCGAATAAGTATCCGCAGACAAAGCGGCGTAAACCGCCCCGTGTACGCACACAGCCTGCGCCTTACAGTGATGCCGAGCTTCGCATAGTACGGATCATGCAAGGCGCTAAGGCCCGCTGCGAAAACACCATGGAACCTGCATATAAAAACTATGGCGGTCGCGGCATTCGTTTTGTGTTTGCATCCGTTCGGGAAGCTGCGCAATGGGTAAACGACAACATTGGCCCACGTCCAACGAACACCCACAGCATAGACCGGATAGACAACAGCAGGGGGTATGAGCCCGGAAACTTACGCTGGGCTACGCGGGGCGAACAGGCGCGTAATAAACGTAGCTATACCGGCCACGTATATGGTAAGCGCTTAAAGCGTCTGCTGGCGCTGCGGCAAGACTACACCTACGAGGGGCTGCGCAAGTACGTTCTCGCAGGTTTTACGGACGAAGAAATTATCAACATGCCAAAGCCTAGAGGCGGACGGCCAAAAAAGGAAAAGCAGTGCTAGTACCTGTATATGACATCATGAATTGTGGGCCGCGCTCGCGGTTTGTAGCTAACGGAAAAGTTGTGCACAACAGCAAGGGGTCAGCCATCAACATGCAGAACTTAAAGCGTGGCTCGTTCCTGCGCAAGGCAATCATGGCCCCTGAAGGACACCAGCTGGTGGTCGGTGACTTGGCTCAGATCGAGCCGCGTGTGTTGGGCTGGCTTGCGGACTACGACGAGCTGCTGGATATTTTTCGCTCAGGCCAAGACGCGTACGCCATGTTCGGCAGGCAGATGTTTAACTTGCCCGACATGACCAAGGAGAGCCACCCAGACTTGCGTCAGTCAGCCAAGTCCGCTTTGCTTGGTGCAGGTTACGGGCTAGGCTGGGCATCGTTTGCAGCGCAGTTGCTGGTCGGATTCCTTGGCGCCCCACCGGTGCGCTACGACAAAGACTTCGCAAAGAAGATGGGCGTGACTGCCGCTACAGCAGAAAAGTTCTTAGCGTGGGACGAGAACATCAAGAATCTCGAAGAAATTCCGCACACATGCACCATGACAGAGTTGGTCATCCACTGCCTCGCGTCAAAGGCCATCATCGACAAGTACCGCCTGACCGCTGAGCCTGTGGTGGCGCTGTGGAATTTGTTCGGACACCTCATACAGTACAGCCTGTACGAAGGCAACGAGTACACGCACAAATGCGTGACGTTCAAGAAGGGTGAGATCGTGCTGCCTTCTGGCATGAGCCTGCTGTATCCTGACCTCAAACCGGGAAAAGACGAGAAAGGCAGGCTTCAATGGACATACGGCGCAGATGAGACTAAACTATATGCAGGAAAAATAACCAACAATGTCACGCAGGGCGTAGCGAGATGCGTGATGACTGATGGGATGCTGAGAACCGCGAAGAGGTACTTCGTGGCTGGAACCGTGCATGACGAGCAGCTAGCTGTTGTGCCGGACGCAGAGGTTGCCGACGCTAAACCATGGGTTTTGGCGCAGATGACTATGGAGCCGAAGTACATGCCGGGTATACCGCTGGCAGCAGATGGTGGCGCACACAGGCGCTATGGGTTAGCAAAGAATTAACAGGAGAGAAGCATGAAGACAGTAAGACATCCGATCCCACGCAAGTTGCGTATCGGCAACAAGCAGTACTCAGTCGAGGTCGTCGAGGCTATGTTGCAAAAACGCCACATGGGTGGCATCAACTACGGCACACAGACGATCCAGCTGGGCCTGCGTAGCAACACAACACAAAAGCCCTTCGCGCCCACACAGGTGCAAGAGACGTTCTGGCACGAAGTTGTCCACGGCATCCTGTACGACATGGGGCGCGACACACTCAACGCCAACGAGCGCTTTGTCACAGAGTTCGCACACCGCCTGACCAAGGCAATCAACTCAGCAAGGTTTGAATGACAACCAAGAAAATCGCATGGAGCCACAGCTCCCTCAAAGAGTACGAGGGATGCGCTCGCCGCTACCACGAAGTCAAGGTCCTGAAGAACTACCCGTTCGTTGAGACTGAAGCAACGCGTTACGGAACGGTACTGCACAAGGCAGCCGAAGACTTCGTAGCAGACGGCACGCCCATCCCGGCGGAGTTCTCGTTTATTCAGGACACCATGGACGCGCTCATGGCCAAGCCGGGACGCAAGCTCGCAGAGCTTCAGATGGCGCTGACCCAAGACTTGAACGTCTGCGATTGGAAATCCAAAGACGCATGGGCACGAGGCATTGCCGACTTGCTCATCATCGACGACGACAACCTGACAGCGTGGGTCATTGACTACAAGACGGGCAACGACAAGTACCCGGACCGTGACCAGTTGCGCTTGATGTCGATCATGGTGTTCAAGTACTTCCCCCACATCCGCAAGGTGAACTCAGCGCTGCTGTTCGTGGTCAAGAACTCGATGGTCAAGCACAGCATGACGGTGGACGAAGCCGAAGCTGAGTGGTGGCGTTACCGGGAGCGGGTCGCTAAGATCGAGGCGTCAGCAGCAAACGGTGTGTGGAACCCGACCCGCACGCCCCTATGTGGCTGGTGCCCTTGCACTGGCTGCGAATTCAACACGAAGAGGTAAATCATGGCCACTAGAGATTACAAGAAAGAATACAAGCGCGACTTGGAAACCGGCAAGTCCGGCCCCGGTTCAGACCAACATGAACGCCAGAAAGCGCGGCGGGAGTATGACAAGAAGGGTGTGGACCGAGCAGGCAAGGACATCGACCACATCAAGCCGCTGCGCAAGGGCGGCAAGACAGTGCCGGGCAACACACGGCTGCGAAGTAAGAGCGCCAACCAAGGCGACAACAAATAAAAATGGGGAAGCAATGCAGATTATTGACAATAAGGCGCTGCTCTTGCGCACGCGCAGCCCTGATAAATACAGTGTAATTCCACGAAGCAAAGTTGTTGAGGAGCATGAAGACGGATCGAGTTCCGTCGCTGTGTTCTGGGGTCTTGATGAGGTGCGCGTTCTAAGAAATCTAGGCGTCAAGAAAGCCCCGTCGCCCATCACACGCAACTACGCATGGCCGGGGCGCTACAAGCCCATGGCGCACCAGATCGACACAGCCTCGTTCCTCACGCTCAACCGCAAAGCCTTTGTGTTCAGTGAGCCGGGTACAGGCAAAACGCTCAGTGCGTTGTGGGCAGCGGACTACTTGATGCAGCGCGGTGAGGTGCGGCGTGTTCTGGTCTTGTGCCCACTGTCGATCATGCAGTCTGCGTGGATGGGGGACATTAGCAACAGTGTGATACATCGCTCTGCGATCATTGCCCACCACCCGCAAGCATCGCGCCGCATCGAGATGATCCAGAAGAACTACGAGATCGTCATCACCAACTACGAGGGGCTGAACTTAATTGCCAGCGAGGTCGTATCCAACGGCAAGTTTGATCTGGTTATCGTTGACGAGGCGAACGCTTACAAGACGATGAGCACCAAGCGCTGGAAGTCACTGTCGTCAATCATCAAGCCGCAGACTTTTTTGTGGATGATGACGGGCACACCGGCGTCTCAATCGCCAGTCGATGCGTATGGCCTAGCCAAGCTAGTGAACCCAGAGGCAGTGCCGAAATTCTTTACCGCGTGGCGCGACAAGGTGATGAACAAAATCACCACGTTCAAGTGGGCCCCCAAGCCCGAAGCAAAGAAGATGGTGCACGAGGCGCTGCAGCCCTCGATACGGTTTACCAAAGCGCAGTGCTTGGACTTGCCGCCAGTCGTTACGGTCACGCGAGAAGTGGCGCTGTCACCACAGCAAGCCAAGTACTATAAGTTGCTCAAGGACAGCATGATGATTCATGCAGCAGGCGAGACGATCAGCGCGGTCAATGCGGCGGCTAGCGTCTCCAAGCTATTGCAGATCAGTTGCGGTGCAGCGTACACGGACGATCACGAGGTGGTGGAGTTTGATGCCAGCCCACGGCTCAACGTCATCGACGAGATCTTGGAAGAGACAGACCGCAAGGTTTTGATCTTCGCGTTGTTTCGCTCCAGCATCGACGCACTGCACACGCACTTGCTCAAGAAGGGTGTTGCTGCTGAGTGCATCCATGGCGGCGTTGCTGCACATAAACGGGGCGACATCATCCGGCGCTTTCAAACGGAGAAAGACCCCCGCGTGTTGGTCATGCAGCCACAAGCATCGGCACACGGGATTACCCTGACCGCCGCAGACACCGTTGTGTTCTATGGCCCGTTGATGTCCGTTGAGCAATACGTGCAGTGCATAGCCCGCGCTGACCGCAAGGGGCAGGACTCCGACAAAGTGACGGTTATCCACATCGAGGGTAGCCCGATTGAGAAGAAGATGTTTCAAGCCCTCAAACTGAATGTGAGTAGTCACTCACTTTTGACCGAGATGTTCAACATGGAAATTAAAAAATAAAAGGAGTTGCCAAGACCAAAAACCTGTGTACACTGTCCAACCTTAGACAAAACAAATAGGAGAAGTTGATGACTACCGCCACCATTCCACTCGACAAGTTAGCGAAGGTCTACCGAAAGATTCGCACTGAAATCGAGATACTGACCAAGGAGTACGACACGAAAGTGGAGATGCTCAAGGCCACGCAAGACGACATCAAGAGCGCAATGAAAGACCAAATGCAAGCGCTGGGTGTCACCTCCGTCAACACGCCGCAAGGCACTGTTGTCATGTCGATCAAGACGCGCTATTCAACATCGGACTGGGATTCGTTCAAGACCTTTGTGACACAGCACGACGCGCTCGACCTCTTCGAGAAACGAATTGCCCAGACAAACATGAAGCAGTTCCTTGAAGAGAACCCCGGCACCCTGCCACCCGGACTCAACTCGAACGCTGAGTACGATATTTCAGTTCGCAAGCCAACCAAGTAACCCCATGGACATTCAACCGATCAAGCCGCGCACCGCCGTGGCACTAGAAGACATTCAGACCAAAGTTACGCGCACAGTGTTTAGTGTGCTCCCAGATACGACGACCACCGTCTGCCAGCTCTTCATGGAAAACGGCTACGTCATTCTGGGCACCAGCGCCTGCGTTGACGCGACCAAGTACAACCGTGCTGTCGGCGAGAAGTTTGCCTACGAAGACGCAATCAACAAAGCGTGGCCACTTGAAGGCTACCTGCTTGCGCAAGAACGTTTCCTGTTTAACCAAACCAAGTAAGAAAGAAGATCATGAGTAACGTAGCCCTTTTCAATCCCTCCCAAGTTCCTGCGTTTGCACGCAAGGCAGAGATGTCCGAAATTGCCAAAGCCCTTGCAGGCGGCAGTGCTGGCTCCAGCGGTAAGCGCATATCCATCAAAGGATGTGTGTTCCGTCTGGTGGCCGACGGCAAAGAAGTCGCAGCAGTCGACGAGCGTTTTCTTGATGTCGTTATCGTCAAGGCCGCACCGAAAGTGGCCCGTGTGTTCTACGCTGCCAAGTACGACAAAGACGCATCGGCTACCGCACCTGACTGCCAGTCCAACGACGGCGACAAGCCAGACCCAAAGAGCAAAGCACCACAGTCCGAGTCGTGCGTGAGCTGCCCACAAAACATTGCCGGTTCCGGGAACGGTAATAGCCGCGCTTGCCGCTACCAGCAGCGTCTGGCCGTAACGCTGGCCAATGATATTGAAGGCGACGTGATGCAGCTGTCCCTGCCAGCGACCTCGATCTTCGGTAAAGAAGAAGGCGACAACCGCCCACTGCAAGCGTACGCTCGCTGGCTCGTGGCCCAAGGCGTTGACCCTAGCACCGTTGTGACCCGCATGAAGTTTGATACGGCGTCTGAGTCCCCTAAGCTATTCTTCAAAGCCATGCGCTGGTTGACCGATGACGAGTTCGCTGAAGCCACCAAGCAAGGCGAGACCCCAGAAGCCAAGAAAGCGGTCATCATGGACGCAGCGGGCATCGACATGGGCAAACCAGCAGACGCACTCAAGGGCAAGGCACCTACCAAGGCTGCACCTGCTCCGGTTGTCGAAGAAGACGAGGAAGAAGCCGTCGTCCCAGTACCGAAAGCTAAAGTGGCCAAGGCCAAGCCTGCCCCGGTAGTTGAAGAGGATGCCGAAGAGGAAGAAGTACCTATGGTTAAGAAAGCTGCAGCACCTAAGCCTACAGTTGTCCCCGGCAAGAAGGCGCTGGCTGATGTCGTCGCTGACTGGGACGATGAAGACTAATTAGTTTCGGGGGGAAAGCGGATGCTGGAGGGCCGGTTTGATTCCGGCGTAATGGATGTGAATCCGGTGGTTCGACTCCACCACAGACGCAGCGAGTACCCCCACCTTTTACATACTCGGAGAAAACATGCAACACCCAACACACACACTTTTACCAGTACATTTACAGCGTAACTTGATGAGCGCGGCAGAAAGCCAGCGACTGGACGTACTGGACAGAACCATCAGGGAAACTATGACCGCCGCGCCGACCAAGTACCACACAGACAAAACGCTAGGAGAGCGCAGGTTCTTCAACGAGCCGCGTCAGCTTGGCGTGGCGAATGCAGGTTTTATTCAGTCGTTGGCCGAAGGCATTAGACGCGACTAAGTTTCGGGGGCTCAGGCCCCCGTCTTTAAGACCACTATGGCTTACTCACAAAAAACAATCGACATGGTTATGCGTGCACCGAAGACTCCGGGCAATCAGCTTGGGCGTTGGGCAGTGCACCATGATTTTTCTGTTGTGCGCATATCCAAGGCACTGGGCGTTACGCGCCAGACGGCCTACAACTGGTTCGCGGGTGGAGAGATATTCCCTGCGTACCAGCACCGCGTTGATACGCTGCGCACATACCTTCAAAACTCACGCTCAGCCGACGAGGCATGGAAAAAAATATGCAACCACTACAACATTCAAGCATGAGCAACCGGGAGTTAATTCTGGCCTGCGACAACGCGTGGACGATGGCGGGTCTGCCTGAGCCGCTGCAGTACGAACTCTACAAGCGCTTCTGCGCCCTTGCCCCAATCAACGAACACCCTATCCACGACGAAGCCCAGCTCGATCTGTTCGTGTAAAACCCCAAGGATTCTAATGACCCCGCTTGAATTCCTTGCGGTTGTCTTGCCGTCCCCGGCTTCCGGGGTGTATTGTGCGGCAGGCTTCAGCGCAAACAAAAAGAAGCACATATTCGTCGAAGACTTGGCGGACATATACCCCACCGTTGATGCGTGGGTGGAGGAGCAAAAGGACGTTTACTTTGCGCTGGCCACGTTTGAGACAGCAGGCAAACGCACAGCAGACAACGCCCGGTTCATGAAGGCCTTGTTCATTGACATGGACGGCTACGCATCCAAGAAGCAAGCAGCGTTGGCGCTTAGCGCCTTCCTTGCCGAGACTGGCTTGAACGAGCTGGGCACGCCATGGCTCGTGTCCTCTGGCGGCGGGCTGCACTGCTACTGGCCTTTGACCGAGGACATCGACGTGGCTGTGTGGAAGCCTACGGCGGAGAACTTAAAGCGCCTGTGCAAGCAGCAAAAACTCAGCATCGACATGACCGTGACGGCAGACGCTGCCCGCGTACTGCGCATCCCCGAGACGCGTAACTTCAAACGCAACGAAGACGGCTCGTGGAAGTATGGTGAGCCGAAGATGGTCAAGCTGCTGGCCGAGGGCAGTGTGTTTGATTTCGATACGCTCAGCACGGCTATTGCCAGCAAGCTCAGTTCGACGGGCCCAGTACCGGCAGTGAGCGCGTTGGGTTTACCGGGCAAGCGCCCAACTGCAGCGCCAACCGTGCCAGCTACGATGGCCGGGGCCAAACTGTTCGAGAACAGCGACACCAAGTTCAGCGCTATTTTCCGCAAGACCAAGAAGGGTGAAGGCTGCGCCCAGCTCCAGCACTTCATTGAAAACGCGGAAGACGACGGCATGGAGCCACTGTGGCGTGGCTGGCTGAGCATTGCCCAGAAGTGTTCGGACGGCGAGCGTGCGGCGTTATGGCTCAGTGGATTGCATCCGTACGATGAATCTCGTATGCGGGACAAGCAAGCGCAGATCAAGGGGCCGTACCCGTGTGTGAAGTTCGAGAGCGAGAACCCCGGCGGCTGCGCTGGCTGCCAGCACTTTGGCAAGATCACGAACCCATTGGCGCTAGGCCGCGAGATCGTGGTGGACACCGAAGAGAAAGAAATCGAGATCGTTATACCCTCGTCAAGCCCGAGCGTTGCCCCCGAGGTCAAGAAGCTGCTGCGCCCTACGCCTCCGCGTGGGTTCGGTTACGGCTCCAAGGGCGGCGTGTTCTCGGAGAGGTCAGTGGAAGACGCTGATGGTAACACGTCCAAGAAGCAGGTGCTACTCGTGCCTTACGACTTGTTCGTGGTGGATATCTTGAACAACAACGGCGAGCACATTGTGCACATGCTGGCACTGCGGCCTGAAGGCCCAGTAACAATCACCATTCCACAGCGGGCTGTGGTGAGCAGAGACGAGACAGTTAAAGCACTGGCTCAACAAAACATCATCGCCTCGTTTGGCGCTGGTAACGATAAAAACCTTTTTGAATATGTTAGGGCATGTGTGGAACAAGCTAGTACCGGCAAGGCAGCCGTTAAAGTGCCATCGAACTATGGCTGGCAAGAGGACGATACCTACGTCTTCGCAGGCAAGATTTACAGCAAGAGTGCGCCGCCAGTCTCCGTGCCCATGCCGGGTCTGGAGAACATTATTGCCAGCACCAAACCAACAGGCACCATCGAAGCGTGGCGTGCGTTTGTGAACCTACTCATCCACAAGAAGATGTATGCGCACTTGGCCGTTATGCTTGCCGGTGCTGGAGCGCCGCTGATGCGCTTCACTGGTATCTATGGCATGACGTATCACTGCGGCTCAACCGAGTCCGGTACAGGCAAGACCATGGCGCTGGAGGCAGCCGCTTCCGTCTGGGGCCACCCGACGCACTACCGCACAGGCAAGGGCACTTCACCTGTCGCCATGCAGCAGCGCTTGGGTTTGCTCAGCAGCAACCCGCTCATCACCGACGAGATCACCAGCAAGAACCGCAACAACTTCGAGTGGTTCCCTGAGTTCCTGCTCGACATGACCGAGGGCCGTGGCAAAGAGCGCATGGAGTCCGGCTCGAACAAAGAGCGCCTGAACCTGTCTACGTGGATGACCGTGGCGATCATGTCGTCCAACACGCACGCCGTGGATATGCTGACCGGTGGCCGCAGCCACGCTTCGGAGGGCGAACTGCGCCGCTTGCTGGAGTTCATCATGGACCAGCCCCTGAAGTGGGAAGCGCATGAGATCGAGATCGTTAAGTCCTTGCAGCACAACTACGCAGTTGCCGGTCACTTGATGGTTGAGTACATGGCCAAGAACGTCGACACGCTCAAGACAATGGTGCCCGAGGTCGTGGAGAACATGTACAAGGAGTTCAATGCAACCAACGACGAGCGTTTCTGGATGGCTGGCATGGCCACGCTGGTCAGCGCTGGGATTCTGTTTTCCAAGGAGCACGCAGGTATTGTGGACATCCCCATGGGCAAGATCATCGAGCTACTGCACGGCATCGTGACCAGCATGCGCAACAGTATCCGGGGCAACGCACGCAGCGCCGAGGATGTACTGAACACCTATACCCGCGATCATTACGGCAGCTTCATCGTCATCCGCCACGTGGACGGCAACCGCGTACTGGCAGAGCTGGGCAGCGGCAGGGAGGTCGACGACTCGACAACACGTTCACGCATCATGGGGCGCATCGAGCATGGGGCCACACCCGGCTACATCGACTACTTCATTGAGCAGAGTATGCTGAAAGCGTGCTGCGCCAATATGAGTTTCGGTTACGCTGACTTCAAGCGCCAGCTCGGGGACATGTTCAAGGTCACGGAAATCGCCAAGAAGGATATGACCGCCAAGACCCGTGGCCCCCAGATGCGCGTGGCTGTGCTGAAGATATCCCGCCTAGTAACCGAGAAGGACCATGCACTACTCAATCCGGTTCCCGTGGGACAAAACTGAGCGCGGACAGGGCTTCTTCGTTCCTTGCCTCGACACTGAAGCAGTGCGGATCAAGGGATTGAATGCAGCCCTAAGATACCGGGATGCCCGCGCTATTGCGGGCATCCGGGACGGCGCTATCGGGGTCTGGTTCTACCGGCTGGCAGACCGCCCTAGTTAACTGCCAGCTTCTTGAGCCCTACGCATCCTCTGGATAAAGGCATCGGCACGGTCTTGTTTGGCCTTGTCCAGCGCATCCAGACGGATGCGTTTTTCTTCGCCTGTAAGATCCGTGCGGTCTTGTGTGCGGCGGATGTCTGCGTTGATGCGCCCAACCACTTGCCGATACTGCCCCGCAGCGGTTGCCATTATTAAACGTGCGCGGTTATCTGCACGATACTCGGCGGCGTCTTCTGTGCGGCCTTCGTTCGTCATCTTGTTGAGCGTTGTCCGCGCATCCATTGCTTCTTTTGCTTCCCGGAAAACCACGTCGGAATCTCCCCCGCCATACTTCTTCTGGAACGCACTGCCCAACAACGGCAGAGTAGATGCCCGGCCCTCGGCACGCTCGCCTTTGTCTTTGCTTTCAAACAAGCTGTTGGCCCCAGCCGCTGCCACTAATGGCAAGACGCCAAGGTACCCGCGCACAAGGTGCTCAACCTGAACAGGTGACAAGATAGGGACTGCCTTGCTGAACTGCTTGGCAAGCTCCGTCGTGGTGGCCAGATACCGTTCCTCTGTGTCAAGACCTTGTAAGCGCATCGACTCCACGGGAGCGCCCGTCATGAAGTTCTTGTTGGCCCAAAGCTCAAACACAGGCTTGGCAAGTTGCGGGATGCCCATGGACGAGTAGCCGGGGATGGAGCCCAAGAACAAGTCCTTAATTGCGTTCCACTGCGCTTGGCCGTCAGTCTCAGCACGCATACTATCAACGGCAGCCACAGCCAACGAGAAGAAGTAACCCGCTTCAAACGGAATTGGCAGCTTCAACGGCTCGTCCACACCCGGCAGGGGCATGAAGAAGTTGGAGTACTTATCCCGAGGGCGGGCGTTGCGGAACGTCTCGTCGTCTTCCATGGCCATCGCATACACAAGGCCGGTAAAAGTCAGGAGCACCGCGTTGTTGATGAACTTGCGTTGGATCTGCTGCTGCTCTTCAAAGGGCATGTTGCCGCGAGCGGCTTTAATCAAGACGCTCAAGCCTTGGATCTGCGCATTAAAGAACGGGATCAAGCGGCTGGCGTACTGCAGCGTAGGGGATAACCCGCGCTTGTAGAAGTTCATGGACTCCATAGTCATGATGTCAGCTTCGACTTCGGACAGACCGTTAGCCTCCGCGTTTTCCAGCACCAACGCTAGGGTGGCAGCATCGGCACGCATTGCGTAGCGATCGGCAGCGGCCAGCACTTTATCAAATGCGCCTTGGTCCTTGCCGCTGGCCAGCTGAAGCGCTATCTTCTTCATGTCAGACATGTCGCCTGCGAAGATGTTGGACTGGATTAAGCCCTTCTCGATGAGCTTAGCTTGCGTGTCGCTAGTACCCCGGCTCATACGAACAAACTCAGCACCGGCTTTGAAAACCGAGGAGAACGCGTTGCTGTTTAAGCCGCCGGTAAAGGCCGCGGCCATAGGCTCACGAACCAGTTTGCGTGCAATGTACAGCGGAGTCCGGGTCACACCAGCGCGGAGCAAATCAGCCGCAGCGCCTGCCAGTTTAAAGAACCCCGGTAGCGCAAGGCTCGCGCCTTCCAGACTCTGAACCACCAGCTCAGCAGGGATGCCTTCGGCAGCAGTACCTTTGGTCTCGACTACAACGTGGCGCTTGCCATCGTCGTTAGGTTTTGTTGGGTCTGGCTCTTGGTAGAAGCGGATGACGTTCGGACTATTAGGACCAAACCCCGGCTGTACGGTCATCAAGTCTTTGCCGCCCGGACCTTTGCCTTTACCCAACGCCTGCAATCCGTAGCCTACGTTCTTGGTGGCGTTATTGGTCAGCGCCATGTCCGTCAGGAGCAGTGTGTTCTGCTGGATCGCTTCGTTCAGGGGCAGCAGTTTGGTCTGACCCCCTTTAAGTTCAGCAAGGTATGGCTGACGGCGGATGTCGCCCACGTTGAACGTGACGTTGTTGCCAAAGTTAAGAAATGCCTCACCGCTATCGTTGACGCGGTAGTACGGCACATAGTCGCCATCCTTGAGCAAGTCCGCAGCCACCTTCTTGGTGATACGTCCGGTGCTAGCCAAGAACTCGATCATGCCCTTGTTGTACGCGTTGTACTTGCGGCGTACGTTTTCCAGCGCGGCTTTAAGCGCGGGGTTTGCTTCGGCTGCGGCCAGCGCTGCGTCGAGGTCGGCTTGCGTAACGCCCAGCTCACCCATGTCCAGCTTGGACAGTCCTTTGTTCTCGGCTCGCCGTGCAATCAAATACGCCTGCGCCACACCCGTCTTCATTTGCGGATCGTCTTTAGGGATGTCCGCAATTGCATCAAACACATCAACCGCGCTGTTCTCGTTTGAGCTGCGGTAGCCGGTAAGACCTTTGCTGTCTTTGTACGTAATCAGCGGCCCGCTGTTCATTACGGTGAACATCTGTGCCATCTTCTGCTCAGCTTTACGCACGGCGTACATCGCTTGCGTGAACAAGGTGTCGTCACCAAACTTCAGTGCCTCGCGCAAACCAGCACGCATATCGGCTGTATTCATCTCAGCGCGGAGCGCAAAGTTACTGCCCATCTTTTCTTTGATCGTCTTGGGCTGCGCAATGGTCTTTAATGCAAACGCTTCCAGTGCATCGGCGGGTTCCGTTTGCTTACCAGTACGACGCAGCACACCGCCATCAGGCGCGGTGCCTTGAGCTTTTTCTCCGCCTTCAATAACCTGCCTGCGGGCGTTAGCAACAAGCTGCTGCACTTCCGCGTCCGTGACGTTTGGCAGTTTGAACGTAGTGCGGAACCAGTTGCGCAGCGCATCGTAAATACGGCGCAGTGCGCTCTTCTCGGCAGGCGTAGTGCCCCCAGTTTCGGCCATTTCCGCCAACACCTCTTCAACAGCAATTTGCTGCGTCAATACGGAGTCCTTGGCCATCTTGGCGTCGGCTTTCTTACGCACATCAGGGTTGCCTGCGTACAAGCTGTCCATCGTGCGGGTGTAGTCACCGCCAAGCAAGTCGCGTAAACCGTAGTGGCCTGTGGCCTCGTGAGCAACCGTGAGCACAACGTCCTTCACGCTTCGCAGGTTGTTGGCGATGAGGTATACCTTGCCGCTCGGAATATCGAACAGACCGGGAGTGTTGTCAGTGGCTTCGCGCTTTACGAGCTGGCCAAAGATACGAAGCGGGAGTTTGTCCGCCGAGGCCACCACAACAATCTCAGGCGCGTTTTTCCAATCGGCTGTGATGCGATCGGCAATGTCAGACACAGCCTGCGTTTCGAGCGTCGGGCCGCCCCGTGTCGTCGTACGGAACACAACACCGCCACCATAACCGGGCTTAGCTTTCGCCATACGCTCTTGCTTGTTTACATCACGTACCGCAGCAACGGTGGCTTTCTGGGCATCTTCAACTTCGCGGACAGCGGCTTTTTGCTTGTCAACTTTGGCTTGCATTGCCTTAAATGCGTCCGTCAACCGACCACCGGCCTTGTCCTTGCCGTTCTTGCGCAGGAAAGCTACGCGGTCTTCCAGCTCTTTGAGTGCAGCGCGTTCTTGTGCCACGCGTTCGAGAGCGCTACCGGCCATATCAGTTGCAGGTGTTGCCCGCTTCTCGCCTGTCTGCACTGTCAGAGGGCCACTTCGTGCGACAGCTCCTTGCTTGCGGCTGGCCAATGCAGGGCCATACTCACCACCCCGGATGCGCCGCTTAGCAGCCTGTTTTTCATAAGCAGCAATCTGCACGTTATCAAACACTTGCTCAAAAGCAAGCTGGTCTTTTTCTTTGATCGCCGTGACGATGCGCGGGGCATCGGCGTATACCGTTTCGAGTTTGGCTTCTGTTGCGGTAAGCCGCGCCTGAATGTCGGCTTGTTTGGCGGGATCAGTTTCTGTTTCAAGCTGCGCGTTGAGCGAACCCATGGCGCTGCGGATGTTGTTGATCTGCGACTTCATCTTGGTCGTGTCAACCGTACTACGAAGACCCGGCAAGTCCAGCCCCTCACGACCACGCTGCGCAGCTTCCCGGAACTCGGACCGCTCTGACTTTATTTGTTTGACTTCAACTTCGGCCTCGCGCTCGGCCTTGTTTGCCGCAGCCATTTCTTTTTGTGCGTCGGTAACGGCCTGATCCGCCTGCTTCGCCTCTTCTGTAGCAACGGCAAGATCCGCTTTGCCTTTAACCTGCGCTTTATCTACGCTCACCAGCAGCGCTTGGGCTTTTTCCAGTGCGTCTTTTGCAACAGCAATCCGTTTTTTCAGCGGTGCTTCTTGGCTCAAAACAGCCGGAGCCCGGATCATCAGGGCCATGTCCGTAGTTTCTTTGGACAGCGCTTTGCGCATGTCCGTCACATCTTCTAACGCACGTTCCAGTGCAGCAACTTGCTCCGTGATCGTCTTGACGCTGGCCGCTACTTCTGCACGTTCTGCACGAAGGGTGGCGCTTAACGCGTTTGCAACCGGTGCTGCACTTTGCGCACGGGTCAGTGCAAGGTTATAGTCCGCACGAGCCTTAGCGGTACGCGCTGCACGCAATGCCGTAGGAGTATTTCGCGCTGCTTCTTGGATGGCCTCGACCGCTGCTACACGCGCCTTCTCGATGGCGGCACGCAAACCCTGCACATCCTTGGAGTCCAACATCTTCTGGAAGTTCGTGGGCGTGAAGCGCTGAGTCCGGTCAAGCTCGTCGATACCGGGCAGGCCCATTTGCGGCTGTGCGCTGGTGCGCTGCAACTCTTCTGGTGTGGCACCGGGACGGGTGTCGCTTTGTACGTCTTTGGCACGAGTGGCTACAAAATCTTTAATCTCTTGCTGGGTCAGCGCACTGACCTTGCGGCCCTCGGCCACGTCTTGCAGGCCTTCTTTGATGCGCGTAATGAGCGACGTATCCGTGATCTGGTCAAGCGTGTCGTCGGCAAGACGCACAAAGTCTTTGGTATCTTCATCAAGTGATGCGGCCTTATCTTCACCGGTGGCTTGAGTGCGTTGGTCAAGAGTCGTGCGCAGGCGGCGTGCGGTTTCAGTGGCGATACGTTTGTCGTCTTTGGGGACCGTAGACTCAGCGCGGAGCGTAAGTTCGTCTGGCACCCCGATGCGTGCGCCGCCTTCTGCGGTTTTAGTGCGTTCGTCTTTGCCACGTGACTGGGACAGGTTAAACCGATCCGCTGCATCATTGATGGTCTTGAACATACCACTGCGAATCTGTTCTTGCAGCACTTCCACCGCTTTAATAGGAGCGCCAAACGCGCCCCGTCCGGGGGCTGCCTTGCCAGCAGGCGCACTCCAACGCTCGCCCAGCTCGTTAAGGTTGCGCATGACGCGGCCCGTGGCGACTTTGGCTTCAGTTTCGGTCAGCGTAGGTAAACCAAACGCCTCCAAACGGGCATTTACTTCATCGACATGCTGTTTGGCGTAAGCGCTTTTGAACTCGTCGCCTGCTGCGTTAAGACGTTCTTTGCGGCCCGTACGCAACGTGCCGCGTACTTTGCCGTTCTTTCGGTCTGCCAGAAACTGGATGTACTCTTGCAACGTGCGGCTCTGCTGGTCGGCCAATTTTTCGGCAGCCATCGTCTGTTTTTCTGCTTCAGGCAACGCGCCTTCGCCGGGCAAACGCGCTCTACCCTCGGCCTTGCTGGCGGCTTCGGCGTCGAGTTTGGCCAGTGATTCACGCAGCTGCGCCACGTTTTCCGTGCCGGTGTGGGCTTTAGCAATTGCAATGCGGGTCAGCAAGTCACGGCGGCTGGCCGTCTCAAACCCCATGCCCGCATAAATCTTGCCGGGAGTACTGATTGTGCTGATTGGCAGCGTAGCCAAGAGCTGGTCGACTTGACTCTCATCCGCCTGCTTTGTGTACAAACGCTGGAACGCAGCATCCGCGTTGGCCGAACTAAACTCGCCTTCAGGCACCTTACCCAAGCGCCGGATACCTGCAACTTCAGGCGTTACCTTTGCCAAGCGCGTATCTTCTTTGACTCGCGTTTCCTCCGCAGCTTGTACTCCGGGCATATCGCGCATGGTGTCTATTAGTTCTGCTCCCGGCGTGCGGCTTTCAAGCCTGCCTCTAATACGTTCAGCTTGCGCTGCGGCGTCTTCTGCACGAGCAGCGGTCTGAGCAGCTTCTTGTTTCTGCGTTGACTGCAACTGCAACTTCAGGGCACCGCGAATCGCATTTTGTTCAGCCCGCTTGAGTCCGGGCAGAGGCGTCTGGTTCTCCACAATGGACTGTGCCATGCGTGGATCGGTCATCAAGTAGCTGACGTAATCGTTCACGTTCGTCGTGAGACCCATCTGATCCTTGGCCAACGCAATCCGGTCAGCAGCGTACTCGGCTTCAGGCGCAACAGTCTCTTCTGCCTCAATCGGCGTGTTCATTGCGGCCAGACGCTCTTCGCGGGAAGGACGGGCAGGCGCGGCAGCGGCAGCGGCTTCGGCTTGCATCTGCTCCAGTGAATACTCTTCCGGGGACAGACCGGTTACACGTTGCTGTTCCTTGGCTTCAGTAACTTTCGGGCCAAGGCGGGTATATTCGGCGGCGAGCGCTTTGAGTTCAGGGGCTTGCTCTGCGACTTGATCGAACAGTGTCTTGTTGAACGCTTTGTCTGCGGTCTCAGTAGGCGAGCCCTTTACGATCGTGCGCTTTTGGGCGAGGATGTCGGCTTTGGTTTTTTCAGCGGCAGCGTACTCGTCAGCTATCCGCAAGGCGTAAGTGGGTGTGTTCTTCTCGGCTTCTTGCCGTGTACGTTCGGCTTCTTGTTCGGCCAGTGCAGTAGAGGCGGCTGCTTTCTTGTCTTGTCTGTCAGCGGCAGCCGCTTGGCTTTTGGCACCACTGCGTTCAGTAAACCGGCCAACGGGGGCAAGCGCTCCGCCTAGAACCGCGCCACCAATGAAACTCTCGATGTAGTCTTTGCGGGCATCTTCGTCCGCAATGTTCAAACCCGCTTGCAGCCGCTCAAGCGTCTGCTGTGCAACTTCTGTAAAACCTTCCCGGCCCATGGCAGTGCCGGTCTTGGCGGTGTAGTCTGCTGCGGTCTTAGCCAGCGTCTGCGATGCAATTGCCTTGGCTTGTTCTGTGGTCAGCTTGGAGCCCACGGAGCCGAACAACTTGCCCACACCGGGCAGCAACGCCATGGCAGCGGTATCAATCAGTGCTTGGGGGATCGCTGCGCCGAACGCCTTGCCGAGGCTAGCTTCTTCGAGGGATTTGGTTTTGTCCGCGTCGAGCTGAGCGCGAAGGTTGGCCGCTGTGAACTGGCCCGTAGAAGCAACACCTGCGCCCAATAAGCCTAGACCCGTAGCGACGGGGATCGACACAGGCGCGGCCAAAGCCGCCAGACCTACTGCGGCAGGCAGCACCATGGACGGAATGGAGCCACCAAGGGTTTCTTTGAACTTCTGGAAAGGGGATTCGGACCAACTATCTTCGGTGGGCGTGAACCGTGCTTTGGCTTTTTCTTCGGCTTGTCTGAATTCGGCTTCAGCTTGGGCCGTGTCTTTCAAACCGAGCTTACCTTTGAGCAGTTCAAACTCACCACCCAACCGCGTAAACCCTGCGGATACAGCGGCCTTTGTTCCGGTGGTGTCTTGCTTGGGCTTTGGTTCGTCTTCTTTGAACGCGTCTGGATATAACTGGCGTGCGGCGGTCATCCCATCTAACGGCGTTTGATCTTGTTTAAGTTCGAGGTACGCGCCGTTCGGCAACTGGATGTATTGAGCCATGTTCTATCCGCAAATTGTGTCCGGGAGGCGCGGCCCGGAGAATAAATCGCCTTGAGAAA